GATGGCATTGTTTCGCTTTATCAGCGCACTGGTCTTTTCCATGGTTATTCGTTTAATTCGTGGAGTGATATGGTTATTTACGACGAAGCATTCCTTCGTGATTGGCTAGAATCATCTCAGACGAGCCTCTATTACAGCCTGCAAGTCCTGCCTGATACTCAGCGCAAGGACGATGCATATGCTGCATTGGACGACGATTTTAAGAGCATGTTTGGCTTAGGCGAAGAGTCTGAAGCTGACGGATCTTCTGCGTCTTGCAATTTAGAGGCAGGTTTCTGCGCTGCATGCGCTGAATGATAAAGAAAAAGGGGGCTTGCGCCCCCTTCGCTTTCCTCACACACCATTGAATGATACTACGACCATGACCGTCAAGAGCCCCTATCTGTCCATGATTGCCAAGAAGCGTCCTTGGCAGGCTACTCCCGTGGATAATTCACCCGTCAAGGAGGGTGCCGAGGAGACGCTCTACAAGGCTCTGGCGCTTCGTCACATTGAACTTCCTGTGAAAGACTTGCTGGAGCAAGGGCTTGCCAAAGATCTCCCGTCCACTCCTGGTGTGATCGAAGCATTGCGCTCAAATCAAACCGACGAAGAGCGTCACGATGAAGCTTTGAATTATGTAGCTGCTGCTTATGGCGTCGACGAAAAAGCAGAGCGCGAAGTAAAACAAATCTTAAAAGCTTGGATGGAGCATCCAGCACATCCGATTCACAAGGTTTCAATTATTGAGCGTAGCATTTTCTTTGTTGCGCTTCCGTTCTTTCGCTTTAACGGCAACATTGGCATGCGCACTGTTTCCGCCGATATTAGTCGTGATGAGCAGGTTCACTGCGGGGTGCATGGATTGGTTGCCAAGGAACTAAACGAGAAAGATTCTCAGAGCCTCAACAAGCTTCGCGCAGCTACTGCTGCTTGGCTTTTTGAAAAGCTTAGCAGTCATGAGGACAAGTGGCTGGACAAAGATGCTTGGATGAAGCGTTCTGAGCGTCTTTTCTGGGAGGGTAAAACATCCGATATGCAAGAAAGTCGTGCATCGAGGATGATCAGTTTCTTTGAAAGTTCAAACGTGAACCTGCCTATGTATTCTTAGAGACCTTTCCATCTTTACCGACTTATCCATGCTATAGTGGCGGAGCAAGTTCTCCGCCTTTTTCATGGAAGAAATTTGGAAGCCTATCCCAGGGTATGAAGATCACTACGCCGCGTCTAGCTTTGGGCGCATCAAAAGCATTCGTCGCGTTGTCAAGGACACGAAAGATGGCAAAGAACGCGTTCGCATCTTTAAGGAAAAAATCCTTCGTTTTAATACCCAGAAGAGGGACGGACGTCAATCTGTAATGCTTTCCAAAGAAGGCCGACTGAAAAGGATTCTTGTTGCACGCCTAGTATGCCTCGCTTTCCATGGACTACCCCCAGAAGGCAAGGAAAATGTTTTGCATTATGATGACAACTGCCAAAATAACGTGCCAGAGAACTTGAGATGGGGCAGCCTTAAAGAAAATGCAGCCGATATGCTACGCAATCTTGGTTACTGGCCTGCGTATATTGATGGAAGGTCAAAGCGTCCTCGCAAGAAATGGGGAGTTCCGCTTTTGAATGAAGCTCAAGTGCGAGTGCTGTTGCGTCTCCCTGATGACATGCGTTGTTTGCGTGGTTTGCGAACAGAATTAGCGAAGGCATGGGGTGTTAAGCCTTCTAGTATCACTAGCGCCCGTAATGGCGAGAAGGGATGGCAAAATTTGAGCGATGAGCCGTTGTGGGGCATGGCGGAACGGCTTCAAGGCAATCTGCTTGGCAGGGACAAGTGAAATAATGACCTGCCTCAGTACGGGCGGGCATGATATAGTTAGTGAGTTCCCGCTCTGCTTTTGCATCGGGCATCACCACCACTGCTGCTCTGTCGGCAGTGTGCAGCCAGTTCTGAGGTCCACCTTTGGTTGTGGAGTGCCTTTCCTGGCTTGCGTTTTGATAGAGGGCAAGCCTCTGTTTGGATACGCCTGGTTAACTCACAGCCCGATTGTCGGTAGGCCAGTCACGCTTGCTCCATCACTCCCCTCCATGCTTAGCTCCCAGACGGGGACCATATTGTTGGCGCCAACAAAATGGTCTTTAGGGATGATGCACAAACAGGAGGGGCCCTGGGAGGCCAAGACAGCGCTATGCCCTAGAGCATAGAAGAGCTAGGTGCAATTCCTGGCCCTCTCGTTATTATTCTGATTATGAGCGCGTTCCTTACGTCAGATACTCACTTCGGTCACGCAAAGATGATTGATTTTGTGCGTCCCGATGGTGAACCATTACGTCCATTTGCATCGTGCGAAGAAATGGACGAAACTATTATTGAACGATGGAACGCGAAAGTAGGCAAACGCGACACTGTTTACCATCTTGGCGATGTAGTCATTCCTCGCGCATCGTTAAAGCTTCTTTCTCGTCTCAATGGAAGGAAGATTCTCATTCGCGGTAATCATGATCAAGGAGCACTGAAAGACTATTCGCCATATTTTGAAGACGTGAGGGGAGCATTTTTTCATCCTTGTGACAGCACTTTTCCTGGCGGTTTAATCTTCACGCATATCCCTGTACATCCATCGTGTTTGTCTGGGCATTACGCGGGCAACGTACATGGTCATTTGCATTGCCATCGTATTTTGGATGACAATGGGCAAATTGATAAGCGCTATTTCAACTGTTGTCTAGAAGTGAATGACTTTGCTCCAGTAGCATTTGAAGATATAAAAGACTTTTTCCGTCGTGAGCGAGCGTCGAACGTTCAATACGCCTCTGCGTGAACCGCTCAATCCAATCATTTATCAATCATTGAGAGCCATTGATTGGCACAATGCTCAATTTTTCCGTACCATGGACCATTGGCATCTTGAAAAAGCTGCCATCATTAGACAGTATGTAACAGAACTAAAGGCTTGGATTTATGCGCAGGAAGAAGCTATGGAGGGTGTGGGCAAAGGCTCTGGGGAGTAAGGAGAGTAATTGCGACAAGGAAGCAGATACAGTGGCAATTGTCCGCACCTTTATTTTTGCTTCGTATTTGATTACAAATCTGGCGATATGTGCTAATGCTTGGCGCCATTGGAATGACGGGCAATGTAGCCTTGAGGCTACACAAAGGAGTTATTAGTTGTCTCAAGGCAGCAAAAAAGGGAGCTTTCGCTCCCAATGATTATTTGCTTAATGCTCAAAACCAGTGTGGCTTGGGCACATAAGCAACACCGCGATAAACGAGAGAAGCATGTTGAGCTTCACGCAGACGAGCAGCTTTCTCAAGCTGCTGCTTGATCAGAGCAAGAGGGTTCATGATGGTTCCCGATGATGCACAGTCCCGTTCCGTACCGTGCTGTTCATGCGCCCCATCGCTGGGGTGAACGTCTTTTCAGCTTAGCATGGGAGCTCTTGGCGAATAAAAGCCGCAATAGAGCTTTTTGATTGCGTGACCACAGCCGCGATCTTCCTGCAACTCCAGCCTTTGCTATGGAGATCACGAATAAGTTGCATCTCTTCTTGCGACATTCGCGTGTATTTTGGTTTTTTAACCACTGGACGAAGCTGATCAACAGCTCCCTGCTGTGGCAGTGAAACGTATTCAAATAATGACTTAATTTGATTAACAGTCAAGCAGTTTTTTATTGAATTAGCGCGGTGGCTGATTATTGCAATATTGCCCTTGATATACCCACGGGAATTGTCAATGCGATCTAGTGATGGCGACCGTTCGTCGGGTTGCCCTAGTCCATGTTGATACTCCCAGCGAAGTGGTGTTTTCAGCACTGGGCATTCAACCACGACGACTTCAAGTACATCCTCAAGTGTCAAATTGAAATCTCGCCCATAGTCCGCTGCTCTTCGCTTGGCCTGCGCAAGCATCATTGAACAAAGATACCGTATTGGATTTTCTTTTTTCCATTTTTTGTTTTTTAAAGCAATACATTTACGGCAATGCCCATTTAGCCCGTCAGTACTATTCTTCCTGGGTCCAAACTCCCCCAGCGGTTTGGCGATCAAACACTTTGAGCAACGCTTGAGCACGGAGATTGGATGCGCTCGCTTGATTTTAATACCCTTGGCGGGATTCGGACCCGCACTGTCGAACTTTTAAGGTTCGGGCCTCTACCTGTTGGGCTACAAGGGCGTGAGGAGCAAAGGTGCTGAAGGCGGGGCTTCAATCCGCCGTTGTACAGCTTTTAACCATGGGTCGGCCCATGGCCTTCGATCCATTGTGGCAACGAACAGCATCCCCCGATACTGTTCTTTTAAAACGCTGGCCAGCGTGCTTCGCGAAAGCTTTGAAATCATAACACGACGATGGTCAAGCGTCATATTCTCTTAAACTTTCACTGCCGTCATGGTCTGGCATGTAGTCGTCATCAGTGGCATCTGCTTCCCAAGAGCGCTCCAACTGCTCCTCTTCTTTTAAGCGCTTGACATGAGCTTTAAGCTTTGGGAGCAATGTAGGAATATATAGATGTTCCGCAGCAAGAAGCTGGAGAGAGGTTTGCTTGCTAGTGGGAGCGTTTTCTAATAGTGCTACGAGGAATTTAGTTTCCTGCATAGTTAATTTGCAATAAGTCACTTCATGACAGAACTATTGTTTGAAAATCATACTAGGAGATTAAGCTTTCGATCCAGCCAATGTCATCATCTTTACTCGCGGCAAGAATGGCACCAGCCATTGCAAATGCCAAGTCGTCAATACCAGTGGCTTTACCACCAGTTACACTCCATTGCCCGCTTGGTTTATACACCACGGTTAAATTCTTGAGCTGCATAATTGCTTTTTCGTGGCGATAGACATTAATTTGTCCTGCATTGAACAGCTCTCGCATTTTGCTAAAAGCTTTCATTTTTGAACTAACTGTCCAAGTTAGTTCCGTGATGGGCAAATCACTGGCCAAGCTTTGGATGGTGCCAGCGCTGTTGAACTGGTCCATCACAATCGTGTCAAACACATATAGGCGATGCTGCTCCTTAATCCAATCTTCCACTGCATTGATATTGACTTCCATCCTCCCATTGATTTCAAAATCAGCAACAAACGAATGGAACTTATCCACGACAAGAGTGCCATTTTCGTAGTGAACAATACAAGCAGTGTAATCGTCGCGGCCAACGCCACCACGGGCGGGGTCAAGGGCAAGGACGTAAGCTCCCTGGAATTCAGGGCGTGGTGGTAGTGCTGCGCGGCGATCATCAATACAGGCATCAATAACATCGCTTGCAACAAGGGCTGAAAGATTACTCGCGAATTGAGCCCCATATTCCACCTTAAACTTTTCGGGGTCGCGCTGTCTTTCTGCGTCGAGAAACTCTTGAGAAATACTTGGGTTCATCTCCCATGTTGGGAGATTCACTGCTTGCATAAAACGAAACCTGCCGGAGCTTGCCTCTTTGAAATGCTGGTAGAAGATGCCGTCAGTCAGCCAGGGAGAGGACAGTTCAAGGATGCGCCCCTTGCCTCCAAACTGTGCAATGGCAGGCGATAGAGCGTCATAGATGCCACGACCACCACTGTTTGCATCGCCCTCGTTAGCAAAGGCAAGTTCGTCAAATACTGCGCCAGCGCAAGCGAGACCACGAGCAGCTCGTCCAGACGTGGGGATGGCCTTGAACACGCAATTATTGCTCAGTTCAATGATGTCGGCGGTTTCACGGACAATTTCTTGAGCAAAGGGGCTGTCCAGGATGAGCTGACGAATGTTGTTGAGAGCAATGCGAGCTTGATCCTGACTGTTTGCCACTGTCACGATGTACCACTTTTCCCCCTTCCTTACTCGCTTACGGTATTCGTCTTCCAGGACGAAGCACATGTAGACGCAAGCTACTGCTGCCATGACAGTCTTACCTGACCGTCGTCCCAGGGCCCACACTGCATGGCTTTTATCTGGCTGAAAGTAGTCGTCAAGAATGCGAGCTTGCCGGGGATAGAGGTCGAGCTTAAGGGCGTGACGAGAAAAGTCAGAACATTTCAGCATTGCGCAGTTCTAGAAGTGGGAGTAATACAGACTGCGGCACAAAGTACGCAGCTCTTCCGCCTGCAGGATCTTTTTTCCATTGCGCCTGCATTGCATCTTCGCTCTTTATCCAACCATGGATGAGAGTGATCTTGTGCTGTATCGTAACCAACACTAAAGCTTTTCCAGGCTTCTCGTCTAGTTGACAGATGAGATCGTAATCATGACGAGAGCGTGTCTTCACGTCTATGTTTGGAGGGAGATCAACAGAACCACGTTTTGCCTCTGTTTCTTGGTAGAGCTTATCTTCCATGTCAAGCATCACTGCGACCGCCATTTCTCCTGCAGCACCGAGTAAATGATGGCGTAGTGCTAAATCTCCTTTCTCTGCTCCATTGTTCCTGCCTTTTTTGCCTTGCTTTTCGTTGAGAGACTGCCTGCGAAAAGCTTCAGCACGAGCCCGTTGGCGCTGATCAGGAGTGAAGGCAAAGGTGAGTGGCATTAACCAGTCCACAATGGCCAGCTTCTACGGACAATGTATCCAGGAATTAGACTAAAAGCAATACAACATAGCCATTAGCGTTCGTTATGGAAGGCGAAGCAATTGATTTGGGGCATGCTACGGCAGGCGGCATCCGTTCAGACGGCCTTCAAAACGTGCTGATTGGCATGGGGACTGGTCGTGATAAGAGTCAGTACACGAAAACTACGGCCACCGTCTTCCTGCCGCAAGAGGATCTTGAAAATCTCTATGGAGAATGGCTGCCTCGCCGCATTGTTGACATCTATGCCGATCAAGCCACGAGGAAAGGCTTTAAAGTGTTGTTCGGTGGTGACGGCGTAAGAGCCGAAGAAGTGCAAGGCATTGAGCAAACGATTGAAGACCTTTACATCCTTGAACACCTCAACCTTGCAGCCAAAAACGCCCGCCTTTATGGGGGTGCTTGTCTACTTCTCTTTATTGACGATGGGCGTCCCGCTTACATGCCTGTCGATAAACGCAACATCCGTCGCATTGAAGAAATTGAATGTCTTGATAGATGGCAAATTGCTCCAGTTATCAACGAAGAAAACTTATACGACTATTCAAAAGCCACTTATTATCAGATCATCTCTGGAGATTTAATTAACGAACCCACGCTTTCTTATATTCATAAAGATAGGATTTTACGGTTTGATGGTGATTGGCTGCCTTATCGCATTCGTCAAAGGAACTATGGATGGGGCATGAGCAGTTTACAAACTGTTTATGACAGCTTCCGTCATTACTGGACTGGTCTTAATTCCGCTGCAACGCTCCTCACTGAATTCGATATTTTTGTTCATAAAGTGAGGGGCTTGGCGGCAATGCTTGCTGCTGGCAAAGAAAGCTCTATTCGTGATCGTTTGCAGGTGAATGATATGAGCAAGAGCATTTATCGCGGCTATGCGATTGATGCTGAAAAAGAAGAGCTTGAATTCATTAGTCGCAACTTCGGTGGCATCGGGGAAATTTTAGAAAAGCTTCGCGTGGATATTATTGGCGCCAGCAAAATTCCTCATACAGTGTTGTTTGGTGAAAGCCCGAGCGGACTTGGTTCCACTGGCCGTAGCGAAGAGCGTGATTTCGCCAAGATGCTTTCTGATTATCAGAGCGTCCATTTCAAGCGTCCCATGAAGAAGCTGATGGAATACATCATGCTGAGCAAGGAGGGGCCGACAAAAGGAGAAATGCCCGACTCATGGCGCATCTCCTTTAATCCATTGTTTGAGCTTAATGAGCGCGAAATGGCTGACGTGCGGGCTCGTGTGGCGGCTGTAGACGGCCGTTACATCCAGTTGGGTGTACTGAGTCCTAAAGAAGTGGCAGATGCCCGTTACGGCGGTTCTGAGTGGAGCATGGAGCTTATGCTCGATCCGTCTGTCGTTCGCGAGCTACCCCAAACTGCAGGTTCCACTCAAGGTGGGGGTGGTTCCACTCAATCCGGGGGTGGAAAGCTAGCAGTGCCGCCAGGCGGTCGCGATCCTTTGAACGAAGAGAATGGCACGCTTCCCATGGATGGAAGCAGGGAGGTAGAAGATAGCGCCGCCGGTCTTTTCTTGCCTCGTGACTTAGAAGAGATTCGCGGCGACGTGACTTTCACTGACAAGGAGCTTCATTCTCGTGCAGTGAGCGCTGCAAAGGCTAAGTTCAAAGTATGGCCATCTGCTTATGCAAGTGGCTATGTCGTGCAACAGTACAAGCAAATGTACAAGAAAAAGCATGGTTCATTGGGCGGTGCTTTTAAAAGCGATGAGGGTGA